TATTCTCAAGTAAGAAGTCATTACCATTTACATTATAAAAACTTAAATCTCCATTTGCGTAATGGTATTGCTGCCATTGTACTGCGCCTGACGCTTGCCATTCAAGACCAACCGCAGTAGATGCACCTCTATTTAAAATGAATTCGTATGATGAAACATCAAATGAAATATCTGTATTAAAGGTTACAGCATCATAAAAGAAAACAGTACTATTAGCGTTTAAGCGACCATTTATTTCTACTACTTGAGTTGGGCTTATTTGTACAGCAGCTACACCATCTGTTACAAGTTGAATGTAATCGTCTTGATAAGTTGCGCCAATACCAAAGACCATTCCAGTAGCTGTTGTTCCTGTCGTTCTTACATTAAGTAAAGCGTTAGCCATTGCATATCCATCAGCAGATATTTTAGCATCTCCTGTTAAATATGCTGAATTAGCTGTTGAACCAAGTTGAAGTTTTCCACTTGCATTTAAATTTCCTGCAACAGTTAAATCACCAGCAGAACTGATGGTCATCTTAGGCGCAGAAAGGTTGTCATTAATGTTGTCAAAAGCAAAATACGTTTCGCCTGAAGGAATTCCTAAATTCCAATATGCTGTTCCAAAGTTCTCAAACTTCTGTGAAGTAAGTCCTGTGTTTTTTATATGAATATTAGCATCAGGGTTAGTTTCACCAATACCCAATTTTCTTCCTTCAAGAACCATTGAATAATCCCCAACGCCATCTATATAATTGTAGAATACAAGCCTACCATCATGTGCGCCTGCTGTTGTATCAGCTATCTCGCTAAATATCTCTGCGTATGGTATCTGCGTGCCTGCGCTATCCTTACCATAAAACAAGATATTACCAAGAGCATCGTTATTTGCTGGGCTTGCAGAGTTTCTATATAAGGCAAGGTTTGGGCCACTTGCAGCCCCTGAGTTATTATTTTCTAATAAGAAGTGCGTTAAATCACTTGTATCACTACTTGTTATATGAAGATATGCAGATGGGCTGGTTTCGTTGATACCCATACGACCATCTTCGTCAATAGTAGTTCTTATGGCGTTGTTAGTATAAAGATAAATGGGTCTATTATTACGTTGTCTTATTAAACCACCAGTACCACTTTCGTAAAAGTCAAACCCAGAATCTCCATCTACGTTTTTACTCCTTAAAACTCTATCCACTAAAGTAACTGTTCCTCCTGCGTCAGGCGACGTCGTTCCAATACCTACGTCACCTGAAGAGGTGATGCGAAGTCTTTCTGAGCCGTTAGTTTGGAATGCTAAAGGAAAATTATTCAAAGTTCCTATTTGAGCATATCCATTAAGAGATTCTAAATCTAATTGTGGATTAAATTCTCTTTCAACTCTTATTCTTGCCGCACTTCCGTTTCTGTAAATATGAAGTTCAGCGTCTGAGTCAGGAGAAACTCCTATCCCTACGTTCCCTGAAGAGTCTATGCGCATACGCTCTGATAAGTTGGTGTTAAACACCATATTGTTACCTACAGCACCTACTGTAACGTATGAAAGATTAGCCGTTAGAGGCGTTGTATTATCAGCAAAGCCAATGGTTGCAGTTGTATCTGAAGACCTAAATATTGCTACTTGATTTATTGTTCCACCTGAAACGTCCAAAGCAGTATAGGGACTACTCGTACCTATACCTACGTTACCATCAGAATCAATTCTTAATACCTCTGAATCAGCAACATAAAAGTACATATCATTTACGCTGTGGTCATAGGTTATACGACCTACGTTCACATCAGCAGAATCACCAAATTGAACTTGACTAAATTCGTCAGTAGAGCTTATTATTCTAACAACAGTATTTCCATCACCTTCAATGTGAAGGTTTGAAGAATATGATTCTGTTCCAATACCTACGCGCCCATCAGAATCAATCATCATTTTTGTATCGCCATCTATATCAAAAGTCATTTTAGTGTCTGCATGACTATTTGAAGGGTCAGCGTGTAATACTAAGTTTTGATTCTTTTTTAGGTGGTCAGGGTTGGTTGTATCAATAAAAAATTCTCTTGAAGCAGCACCACTTACTTTAAAAAGAGTGCCTGTTCCATCTATTTCAAGTTTAGCAGAAGGGCTGCTCGTGCCTATGCCTACGTTCCCATTAGAATCAATCCTCATACGTTCCGCTGTACTTACAGCATCTGAAGTTCCAAATGCTAATTCAGTACTCAATCCAACTGCACTAATAGTTGCGCCAAATGTTTCAGGAACTATTCTTATTCCTCTATTTGTTCCTCCTGATATTTCGGTAGCAAAAGTTGCAACAGCACTACCAACAGAACCAATAACATCTAAAGGTCTTAATGGTACAGCACCAATTCCTAAATATCCATTTACATCAAACGTAGTAAGCACATTGGTTAAGCTGTCTTCAAGGGTTAAAATAGGGTCTGACCCACCACCATTTCTGACAGTCCAAGTTTCACCTGAATTGGTTGTGATTAACTGTGCGCCTGAATCACTTGTAATGCTTGCGCCATCGTCAAGAGATAAATTACCACTAAAGTTTAGGTTTCCAAACACTTCAACACCAGTACTTGTGGTCGCTAAACGTGCGTCGCCCTCCCAATATAATATTACTGTTTGGTAATCGTATTGAAGCTGTAAATTCCAATTCCAATCTGTGCCTTGTAAATCCCCTACTGCTGTTGAAACATCAGATACTAAGAACTGCCTCCAACCCCCTGACTGCGACCATTCATCATGCAACACATAGCCAGCCTCTGTCGTTTCTTCAGTACCACTTGAATTATCTTTATGACCTACACGAATGTTAAAATTACCACCACCATCGTTGTAGGTTATCCAATGGCTTCCACCTTCAAAGGCAAGTGAATCGTTAGCTTCTAAATAAAGCGTTTGATTAATCGTTACGCTTCCATCGCTTCCATCAATGCGTATTCTATCTGCGCCTGTACCACCTGAATCATCTGTTCTAAATACAATATCTCCAGCAGAATTAAATAAGTGTAAGGCGTTTGCATCAAATGCGTTTGCAGAATTGTATGCTATTAAGCCCTTTTCGTATGTGCTTGCATCGCCAACGAATCTTAAAACACTAAAGGTTGTACTTGTATTATCCTCAAGTCTTATTTCTGCGCCATCGTCATCTTTGACGTGCAATTTAGATGAAGCGTTAGGCGTAGTTCCAATACCTAAGTTTCCATCTTGGTCAATGCGCATTTGTTCGGTGTTGTTTGTGTAAAAGCGCATATCATGAGAACTACTATCGTATCTCAATCTTCCGTAAGCTGTTTCAGTTGTTGAACCAAATTGTAATGTTATAGCGTCGGCTGTTGAAGATTCTAATCTGAATGCAATATTTCCACTATTTAGTAAATGAATATTTGTATTAGTATCAGGGCTTGTAGTGCCTAATCCTAAACGCCCAGAAGAATCAAAACGAGCAACCTCTACACCATTAGCATTAAACGTAATGGCATTATTTATATCGCTAACCGTAATACCATAAAGGTCAGACGCAATCGTTACTGCATTATCGCCAAATAACTCAAGACCATTGGTAGTATATATATCGCCCATTCTAATATATCCATTGGGCGTTCCACTTGATTCTAATCTTATATGTTTTTCAGCAGTTTGTAATAATAAATTACCATCTGTATCTATGCGTAAGCGTTCAGTATCATCTATCCTAAAAGATATATAAGAATTAGCTAGCGTATTAGCAACATCGTTTTCTATTATAAACGCTTCTGCTGACTGTCTAAAACGAGTTTCTCCTGTACTATCCTTTAAGTAAATGGAGGCAGTAGAATCTGTTGATTCAAATAAGGCTACGTTATTATCCACTCCTGAATTAATGTGGAATGTTTCTTGTGGGCTTACTGTTCCTATACCAAATCCAGTAGCATTAAGGCGCATACGCTCTACACCATCTAACTCAAATTGAATAGTAGATGAATCAGCTACGTTGTCAGGGTCTACCTGTATTAAGAAGTCTGTATTGACGTTTTTTAAATCAACCCTACCACCATCAGGCGAAGGTGAAGTGTCAATCAGGCTAATAGATGGGCTATTGTTTTCAATTATTAAGTTTTCTGAAGTAGTACCTCCAGCATCTGCATTTTCCCAGCGTTCTTCAGTAGCGTTATAAACTAATGCTTGACCATCTGTTGGAGTATCAATATAAACATCGTGCAGCATTGGCAAATAAAGCCCGTTATTGGCACGAACGAAAATTGTACCAACCGTTGCGCTTACATTAATAACAATAGCAACTTCTAAGTCAAGGTTAGGCGAAATAGGTGCAGTAGTCTGAAATGCGCCAGCAGTTGTAGAAGAAACATAAAGCGTTTGCCCTTCGGTGTAAGCACTTGTATCTAAGCCTCGTATTTTACCAAAGGTGGTTACTTTACCATCTTCGCCATTAGGTATATCTTCAGTTGTAATACCTAAAAAATATTTAGCCTCAATAGTACCATCGGCAATCATTGGCGCAACAGTCAAACGACCACTTGAACCAAGCGTACCTGTTACATAAACAGGCGTTCCATCAGGAATACCAACACCTGTTTGGTTTTTAACGTGTACGTGTATTTCTTGACCAACTTGAAGTGTAGCACCATTTTGTATTATATCAACGGTTTCTTCGTCTGTATTCCACGAAAGTGTGCCTTGCGTTCCTGTACCGCCTAAGAATTGTAAAGTAGTAGTATCAATATCAGTAGCCTTTAAGCTACCGTTAATGGTTACCGTATAATTTAGGTCAGGCGTAACACCAATACCCATCTTAGTGGTTGATAACCATATTGGCGCATCAGTACCGCGCCCATCGGAAAGTCTTTTAGCAGTTGAAGTTAGCGTATTGTTATCGCCAACTTTTATTATTGCATCGTAAGTATCTTGAACCTGTTTGCCGAATAAATCTACGCCCATTAAAAATGATTTTACTACAAATTTAATAAAAGGCGGCTAACGACTATTTTTTATCTTGGCTCGTGCCAAAATAGTAGGCGAACAAATTAGAAACAACTACGCCTTCAATCATACCCATCAAATGCACAAAAAGGTCATTGTCTAAAACAGTAGGTACATACACGGTAGCATAAACAACAAAGGCAAAAGAACCAAGCCCAACAAGACCTGTTAAAAGCATTAAATAATCACGCTTTCCAGCTTGCGCAACACCTACTTCACGTTTACGCGCACTATCTCGGTCTTGCATAGCTATTTCAATGCGTTTTAACGCACGTTCTTTTTCTTCTTGTGTTAGTTCTTCGTCTTTATCAATAAGTTCCTTTAAAACGCCTAAAACGCCGTTATCGGGCAATACATCACCTACTTTATTAAACAGCTTACCTATTGTTGTTTCGCTAAATGGTTTCTTTTTGTTTTCCATATTAGTAAGTCCAAATTACGTTGGCTGGTTTGTCAGGGTCGTTATCTACGTGAATAAAAGTGTTGGCTATGCCTATGCGATTGAATCCAGCTTTTAAAAGCGCATCAATAATAATATATCTATCGCCTGAAGATTTAATAGCTATATCGGCAGCGTAGCCTTTTAAGTGTGAACTGTTAGGACTTACTTTATACCCTTCTTTTTTAAGGCGATAAATATCAGCTTCAATACGAAATCCACTTGTAATAACAAAAGGAATGTTTGCTATGTGTCTTGCGTTGTTAAGCATAAACAAAAAACTTTTGTCCATAAGCTGACCGCTGCCTTCTTGCAATGGACTGTCAAACTCGTAATAGTTAAAGTAGTTTATCATCGCCCTTGACCTTTATATCGCTTTTTATAATTCTTAGAACTTTTTAATTTACTGCTTTTAGTTTTAGCCACTATTCCAGCGCGTTTCTTTTTTGGCTTTCGTATAAAAGTTGAGAAATTTGTTTTATTAGTTTTTTTCATTTACTATTTCTCTTAATCGCTGTAATTCTTTGCGTACTCTTTCTCTTTCAAGTTTATATTCTATCACTTCGGTTTCAAGAACTCTTATATCAGGAAATATATATGTGTTTTGGTTATATCTTATGCTTTTTATTTCTGATTCTGTTTCTTTAACTCTGTTCTCAAGACCGAGATAGAGGTAAACAGCAGTCCCAACAAGAATAATGATTTGCACCAACCATTTAATATTGATTGATAACGCGCTTTCATCATTAATTTTTGGCGTTGTCATCTTTGGTCATTTTATACCACTTAGCTATTGTATAAGCAATGGATATTAAAACCAATAGTATTCTTAAAACGAGTTCTATATTGGTAAATGAAACAGCGAGGCTGAATAAATTAAGGGCGTATATTTTCAAATCTTGTATATCCATTTTATTACTCGGTAACCCTTACAGAAAGTTCCATAATCGCTCTTTTGTAAGTATGGTCTTTTAGGTTATCAGTTAAATACGTTATTCCCCTGTTTTCAACTGTATATACTTTGAACCCATCGGCACTTAAATCAAAATAACCAGCGGTTCTTGTTCGCAACAAATTTAGGCAATCTGAAATAATTGAATTTACGCTTAATTCGCCTCCTGTATCGCTATCAAACCTATCCACAACCTCAACGCGTGTTATAACCTCTGCATTGAAGCTGGTAGCGTTTTGGTCTATTTCTGTACTGCTAACAGAATAAACACGAATGTATGGAAAGGCTGCACCACGTGGCACAGTATTATAAGCATTTATTGTTGTGCTGTTATACGTAATCGCACCCGAAAGACGGGTTAAAATTGCTTTACGTATGTATGGCATTGCATCGTTCATCTAAGTCAATTTTTTTAAGTCGCGTTCTAATTTTTGCAAAAGCATTTTATAGGCTATGCGTACAGAACTAAAAAAGAAAGGTCTTGGTGCTAAACTAATTGGAAACTGTATCATGCGCCATTCACCAGCACTTGAACCACGTTTTTTCAAGAATACTGGCTTTTGACCTGTAAACCCTCTACCTTGAAATTCTGAACGTATCGCAGCTGCTGGTATGCCTAATTCTACCGCATCACTTACATCTACTAATTCACCTGTACCAAACTCTACATAAGGCGCATACTTAGCACTCGCAAATACATCGTATTCAGCTTTGCCTCTTTGGCTGTAACTAATACTTTGTTTTAACGCGCCCATATCCACTACAACGGTGCTGGCTGCTATTTCTGCGGATTTAGCTGCTGTCCCCTTTATGGCTTCATCTACGCCTGTCTGCGAGTACTTATTTAGCTGCTTTAGCTTGCTTTCCAACCTACGCATATCGTTTTGGTTGATTTTCATATCCGCAAGTCCAAATCCTCTTACTCGTGCCATTATTCTGCTTTTGTTGCTTTAATGGTTACGTGCTTGTCAAGTTCAGTTTCTAAAATGCTGTTAATGTTATATTCGGTACTGTCATCGCCAATGCTTAGAGTATCGGTAAACAATACATCGGTAACAGCAAGTTCCCTTACAATTAATTCAACGCTTGTGGTTTGCATACGTTGCCCAGCTTGCGTATCTACATCACCGCCTTTATAAACCAGCTTTGCCCATATAGTCTTTAACGTGGTTTTAGATTTAGTCGTACCACCGTACCCATCATCTGTTCCTGTGATGCGGTAAATAGTAACGCGTTTATTTAATTCTCCAGCGTGCATTATACGAACATTGATTTATAGCTTGCAAGAATGTTTTTTACGTTGGTAGGTATATCGCTAATGTTTCCAAGAATAAACTCGCCACGGTTGTCGTAATACGTTGTAGCAAGCTGTAAAATGGCTTGTTGTAAAAGACCATCGTCTAAACCTGTGGTAACGTAGGTAACTTTAACGCGCTCGGCATAACCGTTATCCAATTCAATAGTTTCGTTATCCAATCCTATTGCTTCATAAGTTTCAGCTTCGCCCTTGACCGTTACGCTGCTAATTGAAGCAACTGGCGCAAATGGAAGGTCAAAAATACCTTGCGTAGTATCTAAGTAATATGTACGGTTCTTTGCAACAATATCACGACTAATATAATTCTCGCACCAAATACGTGCTTGGGTAATCATATTGCCAATTAGTGTATCATCTACGTCTGTATCAATACGCGCATAATCTTTTACATCGCTTACAGTTACTATTTCAGAACCCGTAACGCTGTTTACTTTAATCTGTCGCATCTTTAGTTTCTTTTTCTGCTTTCAGTTCTTTAGTTTCAATTTCAACTTTTTCTTCTTTCTTAGCTGGTTTGTCAGCCACCTCTTGACCCCATTGGTTTTTAACCCACTTGGAAATCTGCCAATCTTGAATTTCCACTACATCGCCTACTTTCTTACCGAAACTTTCTGCGACTTTTTGGTCTTTGATTTTTACTTTCATAGTGTTTCTATTTAAAAACAAATTTATTAAAATAATCCGAGTACTTTCCGTTGGCGTTTAAACGTAGGCTTTGCATATTACCTGTGTTTGGAATTATGAAGAATCCGTTATGGTATTCTGTATAAATAGCAAAGTAATCTACCGCCTTTAATGTGTACTGTGATTTAGTATTGGAAAGTGAAATGTGAACGCTGTTGCGCTGTTCGTTTTCGTTTGGTGTTTGAGCAGTATATTTTACTTGCACCTTAAATAATGAAACGTGGTTATCTACCACCAAATCATAAGGCGAACTGTCTAAGAACGGTTTACTTACAATATACCCTCGTTTTATGCACTCGCTGGCAAAAGCCTGTTCAGCATAACAACCAAGGTAATTGAAATCGGTTGTCATGCGAATAAAGTTAAACAAAAAAAGGCTACCCGTGTGAGTAGCCTCTTTCTGAATTAACCAAACAAACTAAACTAAACTCAAGAACGCCTCTTAAAAAGATGCTTCAAGTTTACTCCTTGCAATATAAGCAATAAAGTTGAAATAATACCGCCTGTCCAATTAGGCGTTACAAATAAATCGCTTAACCACAATACCAATAATAAACCAGTCAAAATTAAATGACCTTGCTTTTCTGTCAATTTCATAATTTAAAGTTTAGGGTTCGACCAAGTTACGGGTTTTTGATTATCCAGTCTTATTTGCCATTCATAGGCTTTAAAACGGTCTTTAAAAGTCATCTCGCCACCCGTAGGCGTTTTAACTATGTACTCAACCGAAACAATATCGCCTTTGTTGTTTTTGATTGAGCGTGCTGTTACTCTATCCATTCCCATTGCTGTTAGTTTAAAAGGTTATTAATTACTAAAATTACAATCGTTATCGCCATAGCTATAAAGCTATAAAAGGCTACTTTGTATGTGCTTTCGTCTTTCATATTAATTAGGTCTTATCGTTATGTGTTCGCGCACGTCTAATAGCTTTAAAGCCGCTTGTTTTACTCGTTCTATGCGTAGCTGCAAGTAATGGTCTTCTTGAACCTCTGCGTATTCTTCAATAAGGCGTATTTGGTCAAGTAGTTCGTTCATAATCTTATAAGGTTATAGACGAATAAGAACGCCATTGCTAATACTATAATTGCTAATCCTACGTTGGTAGCTATACCAAGCACTTTCATTAGTTTATCCATTTTGTTTTTCTGTGAATCCATAAGGGTAAATTTTGTTTGCTTTTTTGTAAGCCACAAACTCTTTAAAAGTTAAGAAGTAAAGCGTTGTGGCGTTGTCTAATTTAATAACGTAATACATAGTTTGTTTTAAAAGTAAGGGCTTTCCACCCTTTTGAGCAATTTGTTACGTCAGCAGTCCGCCTAGCTTCTTCAGCGCGCTTGTTTAAATTACCCCCCGAAGGGGGTGGTTAATTATTGATTTAATATATCCCAACCTAATTCTGTGATTGCAATTGTTTTACCTTCTTCATCATCTTCTACAATTACAAACCCTTTTTTAACACAAGATGAAATGGCTCCTGCTAATTGACCTCTTTCCATCTTAACGTCTGATTCTTCAAGATACCATACTTGATAATCTACAACAGCTTCTTTGCTATCTCCATCTTGGAAATCACTACTAATTACTGCTTCTAAAACTTCTCTTTCTAATTTGGTTAAATTTTGCATCGTTTTAAGTTTTTAGTTTATTTGTTATTGTTTTACACCAGCTAAATTAAAAATAATTTTTAATCTACAAAAGAAAAACAAAGTTTTTTTTAAATTTTT